GGGTTCGTCCGCACTCGATGGCGTGGACGTTTTTGGAATGCTTGGTTACTTTCATACGAGGTTTTTAAGTTTGGCATTCTCGGCTTGGAGTTCATGAACCAGTTGTTCCATGTCTTCCAATCGCTGACGCAAACTTACGACCTCGTTACGAAGTTGTGTTAATTCTTTGTTTTGAGACTCGCTGGTAGCCTGCCACATAGCGAGGACCGCTTGGGCCTGCCTGACTTGCAGAGAGTCCGATTCGACACGGCCCTTGGTGAACCAAGCGACCGCTCCACCGACGATTGCTGCAACGCTCCCGACGATGGTGGTTTCTATCAGGTTCACTTCTTGACCTTTACTTTATCAATGGTCATCCAACCTACTGACAACAAGGTGATTAATGCACCAATAATCTCTTGCAAAGTTTCGGTGTCTAACAAGCCCTTGGCGACGAGGGTTCCACCGATGAAGGTTAACAGGTGGCGAAGGAGAGCGATGACGGCTGATTTCATAAAAGGGAGTTTAGGGGTTTCGGGGTTGCGTTTGCGAAAGAGTTTCATAGCGATTTGCGTTGGTTGTAGTCCTCGGTGTACTGCTCGTCCCATCCAGCAAAGGTGTGGATTCCAACTGGTTCGGGCCAAGTTTGATACTTCGTCCAGTTCTTCGGTTCGTCGCCTTCCCAAAGGATATCAACGCACCAAGCCTTTGCATTTGCAGGCTTGATATGTCCGAGTTCAACAACGGTGCGAGGCTCGACCTCCGAGTCGTTAATGGTTCGGAAGTCAGCGTAAACTGCAAATTCGTATTTTCGGAAGGTAGCCATTAGGTTGTAAGGGCTTGGAGTTGAGCGTTGGTTAAGCGAGTGGCGGAGAGGTATAAGGTACTAATTCTTTGGTTGCCTATCCCCTCAAAAAATCCAGTCGGGTTTATATTAATCTGAGTTAATGCAGCAGCAAAAGAGAATGCGTTTGAACTCGTCCCAATTTGAACCCCGTTGATATACAAAGCGCTGTCGCCAGTCTTGTATGCAACCGCTATTTTCAGATTTCCTGACACGGCGCCTGATGCTGCTATATTTAAAACTTGTCCAGATGTGTATACTGTGGCCTGAATTCTATTGCTAGAATTCTTGCTTATTGACACAGTATTCGTTGTAGCCCTTGCAAAGCAAAATAAATCACTTACCCCTCTAACAAGTGCATTTGTTTCCAAATAAATCGTCCCCTCGGTCTGCCCGATGCATCCGCTGACTGCGCCCGACAGGCTGATATTGTCTGCGTTGCGTGTTGCGCTTGCGGTTGTTGTGGGGATGTAGGAGGTTGCAACGGAGCCTGTTTCAAGTTGTGCGCCCCAAGCACTAACGCTACCACTTACAACCGATAAAGGTATGCCTCCCGATATTTGTGTTCCAAGTCTAAAGCCAATCCTTGCAAGGGATGGAGGAGTGTAACTCATCAACACCGTCATTCTGCAACGATACCATCCGTCCCCGTAATTTTCCATTCCAACACTTTGGAGAGTAAAGCCTGCCCCTACCGTACCGCTCGCACCAAGTGTTCCTTCATTTAAGTTAAAAGCCTGACAAACACCGCTTCCGTATGTCGTCGCATTCTCCTGAAACACATTCATTGTAAATCCACTCGACAATGCACCAAACTTGCCAAATAATGAGTAAGTGTAGGTTGTTCCACTTGTTAATGTTACGAGCCGACGAACCCTATCGGTAGTAGTTGATGCGATAAACGTCGTTGCAGTATTCATCCCATCGGGAGATGACACTCCACTAACACTTGCCGAAACAGCGAGAGCCCATGTTGGACTTGAAAAACCCTCGCTTGGAAATGTCAAGTTAGACCCACTCGGCTCCACCAAGAGAGCAGGGCAGCCACCGCCAAGAGGATAGTCCAACCTCGGAATCCCCGAAGCCACAACCTCAATCAATCCGCTTGCGTTGACCCTTGTCGCAGTCGTTGCCCGGGTTACATTGAAGTCGCCCGATGCTCCCAAGACCACACCGCCCGAAGTTGTTGCCAAGGGAGTGTATAATTTGCCCGTTTTAAATCGAGCAGGCACAAGGATTAGCGATGGTGTGGGCATTCTTAGAAGTTGTAGATTGCAGCAAAGCGATTGAAGAGGCATCCATTCACGGCAGCCTCGGCAGCGGTTGCACCGTCAGCGGTTGCCCTTGCGTTGAACAAGGCCCACACCCCAGCAGCGACTCCGCCTTGGAGCATATTCGTGGGATAGCCGTAGCCGTAGCCTATCAGCATCTTAGAGGAAGGTGTAACCGATGACCGAGCCGACGCTTGGAGTAACAGCAGTAATCTTACCTCCATTGCGACCGCTGATAACGATGCCAGCGGAAATAGAAGCCCCCGAAAAGTTGTAAGCGGTTAGAAGGTTCTCGCTTCCAGTTCCTGTAAGGGTTGTGAAAGTCGCAGCGGTGTTGACTACCAAGAAGTCGTAGTTCTTCCCGGTAACGGTTCCGTTGATAAACTCCATCGTACCGCCCTGACCGAGCATTTGTTGCAGAATAGGTGTAGGCATAATTTGCTTTTAGTATAAATGTAGATTAGGTCGGAATTTCACAAACCGAATGTCCGTAGGGGATTTCAAAAGTCATCGTTGCCTGCCACCCTGCCGTGCGGTCATCTCGGCTCTCTACGAACCTCGTAAGGCTCACGCTGGATGAGAGGGTCCAGTCCTCGTTCGGGTCGTTTGTAAGGCTTGAAATAAAGTCCTGTGCGATTTGCAACTGGTCGCTTAGGACCTCGTCCTCGTTATCCTGCCAGCCCAGCGTAGGGCTGCCCGAAACCACTCCGCCCATCGGCTTAATGGATTCAACACGGTCGCTAAAGTAAACCCCAACCACCAAGTCCAAAGTGCCAGCGTCAGTATTTGCAGACTGAACGTCCGCAAAAACGAGCGGATAGACGATGCGCTCACGGCTTGGGGTTCGCAGGTTGATGGTGTTGTCCGTGCCGATTGCAAGAGGGTCGCCCGTCCCGAAGGAGTTGACCTGTGGATGAGCATTTGCAAGGTCCAGCAGGGCTTGCTTGATTTTTATCCAAGACATAGTTTTGCAGTTTCAGTATGTTCTTCTTGTGCGCACCCATCGTCAGTAGTCGTTACACGCCCCGAATTGTCCGTAGGGGTAGGGGTAATCCAAGTTACTTATTCCCATCCTTCGGTTGCGGTCCAAGACCATCCCGGTTCGGTAGTTGGTGGCGTTCGGGTAAATCGTGTCAAGAGCAGACGGAGGCGAGTTCCAGAGCGGATAGGAGTTGCGGTTTTCCATTAGGTAGCGAGTTATGCGCTCGGAATACCACTCGGCATCGTTCTTGACCTTATCGGTCAGTCGTGTGATTTCTTCCATGCTCATCTGCGAGGACTCCTCGCTCGTTCTACGGACCATGCCCTTGTTCATATACTTGAATGCAAGGACCATCGGCAACTCGTAGTAAAGCCATTGAATCATAGCCGGCTGGATGTAGTCCTCCAAGAGCGTTTGGTTCAGGGCAGACGTTGAACCGCTGACGACCTGCGTAACCAATTGCCCGTACAACGGAGAGCCAACAATGGGCTGAATCCGCATCTCTTGGACCTTGACAACCGTTGGGCGTATCTGCGTGTAACTGACGTTCTCGTTGATTATCGAGTTGTCGAGCAGCGTTTCTTCGCTTATGAATAGTGCCTTCATGCCTTGGTGATTTTATTGCCTTTACGGATTACCAACTGCTGCTCCCACACGTGCCTGCATTGGGGGCGATTCACTCCGCTCGGTGTGTGATACCAACCGCCTCTCCTGTTCCAAACGGAGTAGCCCATAATAGCACTAATTCCGTCGATGTCGTCCCTCGTATAAACCTTGCCCTGACCAGCCAAGTCAAGCATGACCTTGCAGAACTCACGGCTGGAACCTTTGTCCTTGTTGCTGAACCCTGTGGCCCAAGCGTATTTGTAGCGCACCTCCAAGACTGGCTCTGCGACCTCCTTGACATTCTTGGGCAGGTTCTGCTCGGCAATCTTGTCCACGGCCCTGCTGATTGGGTAGCGGTCCTTGGTGATTAGGTAGGCGACTCGCTTGGCGACCTTGGCCTTGCTGACCCCGAATTCCTTTGCCATTTCTTCAACGCTTGCGTCCCGATTCTTCTTGCGGTAAGCCTCAATCTTCAGGTCCAATTCTTTTTCTTCTTCCCCCAGTTCGGCAAAGGCTAAACGGATGTTTTCGTCGATGTTGGCATCGAACCGCATCGGCTTGGAGTGCATGACGTGGTAGTCGTCTGCATGGCAACCGAACTTACTTGCAACCACCTCCAAGACCTTAAACTCTTCGTCGCCCCATCCGTAATCTTCGTCGTCCTCTTGGCCCCAAGTCGGTTCGCTGAACTCTTGGGCCTGCACTCCGAGCATCGTGTCAATCTCTTGGGCTGATAAGCCAAAGCCTGCTGACAACATTGTCCGAGCCATCTCCAGCGTGATTTTCTCTTGCATATACTGCCTGACAATACGCATCAGGTTTTGGTACTCACGGCCTGACAACTTCTTGATGTTGTCGTTGGATGCCAAGCCTTGCGGTGCAGTAGGTTCAGGGCTGACCTCTACGGCTGCCGTTGCTCCTGCAAGACCCGAACCCTCTGCCTTTGGAGGCAAAGACACCAAGGACCTGATTTCGTTTGCTGACATAGATTCCAAGACCTTGTTAGCAACCAAAGGTGAAAGTGAATTAATAGCCGTGATAACGTCTTGGACGCTTGATTCGGCCTTGGTTTCAATCGGTGGCAAACCTGCTTTCTCACGCAGTTCTGCGGGGGTCATGGCTTGAAGGAGTGCTTGTTCGCTCAACTGCTCATTGATTGGGTTGGTAGGAATCAACTCCATACCTTCCACACCGTTGAAAGACCCCAAGTAGTTTATCATCCTTTCGACCTTCTGCACCCGGTCGTTGACGTAGGTGGCCTTAAACAACTCGTAAGCCTCGACCAATTCGTTGCGTCCACCCAATTGGCCTTCGGTCTTGACTCCGAATAGCATGGGGTTGGTAACACGGTGTGCGATAAAGATTTCTTGCTGGATTGCTTTGTTCAGTATCTCAAACTGCTTGTCCATGTCGCTTGGAGTTAATGGCTCCAGCGTCGGGGCCTTGGCTGCATCGTCGTTGAAGGTTACAACAAAGCGACCAGCATTGTCGGTTCCTGAAAACTTACGCTTGATTTGCCTTTCAATGTCGCCCTGTTCTTCGGGGGTCGGGATGCCGTTGTTAAAGTTAATCAAGTAACCGCCCCAAAAGTTGTTGCGAAGGTTGTTGTTGTGGAAGTTCGCCACTTGCACGTCTGCCTCAATCCAAGCGTTGCCTCCGATGTATTCGGGCAAAGGATAGTGCTTCACGCCTGCTGCGTAAACACGATAGTAGAACAACTGCTTACCGAGGCGATTCTCCGGGTCGAATGCAGGGATTTTCTCGATGTCCCCGACCTTGGGAAACAACTGCATCATGTCGTCGTTGTACCAATCGGCAACTTGGAACATCTTGTCCTCTTTGTCCACCCTGATTTTCTCAAAGGGAACGTGTTCCATCTTGGCGATGGTCCCAAGTTTGGACCAAGTAACTGCGACCGCAAAGCCGTTAAATAACTCCAAGTCCAAGACCAATTTCTCGG